GACGCCGTTTCTCTCATATGCTTGCTGTTGCTCCAAACGCTTCTTCTTCTATCATTATGGGTAATACTTCCCCTTCTATTGAGCCCTTACGTGCAAATGCGTATCGACAAGATACTATCAGCGGCTCATCGTTGAACAAAAACAAATGGTTGAATAGAGTTATTGAAAAACATCTTGCTGGTGATGGAGAGGTAGTATCACAAAATGATTACAATGATATCTGGTCATCTATCATTGCGAATGATGGTTCTGTTCAACACTTAACGTGGATGGATGCATGGACAAAAGATGTATTCAAGACCTCAATGGAAATTGACCAACGATGGGTTATTCAGCATGCAGCCGATAGACAACAGTATATTGATCAGGCTCAATCATTGAACCTATTCTTTAGACCTGATGTGAATGTAAAGTATCTACATGCAGTCCATTTCCAAGCATGGAAACAAGGCCTGAAAACACTTTACTATTGCCGTAGTGAGAAGTTGGCTAAGGCAGACAAAGTATCGAAGCGTATTGAGCGCCAAGTTATTGAAGAAATTGATTTGAAAGCTCTTGCGACTGAAGAAGTTTGTTTGGCTTGTGAGGGATAAATGTTAGAACGATTAGAACATATTTGTCAAATCGTATTAACATCAGGAAAATATTAATGGCACATATAGTAGCAAATCTACCGCCAGTCAAGTGTTTCATTCGTAGAGAATTTCTGTATGACTTTGAAAAGGGACACGGAGAATTAGAACCTTGTTGGTGGATTACAATCAAAAGCCAACGTAGTCAAGCATTTAGAATTGAATCGTATCTAAATCAATATGGTGCGTTATATGACAAATTGCCATTACATGCTTTTTGTTGGAAACCTATAGAGGGTAAACCTTATCCTTTAGATTTCTTACAATTGTGGAACAGCATGTCTTATGATATTACTGTGATTAAAAAAGCAATGATAGCTAATATGCGTTGTAAAATTAAAATGAAGGACGGATCTTGGTTAGAAGGAGAATATCTCTTTACAGTTGATTCTGCACATCCAGATTTTAACACGTTAGATTGTGGTCATAGTGAAGATGTTGAGGATCACAAATCTTTTAACTTTATTAAATGTGACAATGGTCAATTTGCAGCACAACCAAATAATCGTGTCGTTATTTTAGAACCAGCATCTAATCCTAAACAAATGAAGATACCGGATTTTAATGTTGCCACTACTAGATGGAATGTTGAAATGGATCCAAAGTGGGACTATGGCTTGCCAGAAAACAAATGGCGAATGAACGAATAAAATAAAAGGATAAAAAATGAAAAAAGTAATAAGATTTACAGCATCATGGTGTCAACCATGTAAAATGTTGGCTAAAACATTAGAAGACGTACACACCAACTTGCCAATAGAAGTTGTTGATATCGATAAAGATTCTGATACTGCAATTGAATATGGTATTCGTGGTGTGCCAACAATGGTAATGATTGAAGATGGTACAGTATTGAAACGCTTAGTTGGTATGCAGAACACAAAACAATTACAGGAATGGTTCAATGCTTAAAAAAACAACATCAAGTTTGACAGATGAACGCACATCATTCAAACCATTTAATTACCCTTGGGCTTATGATGCATGGTTGAAACATGAGCAATCACATTGGTTACACACCGAGGTGCCAATGGCTGAAGACGTGAAGGATTGGAAAAAGAAACTATCTCCAAGTGAGAAAGAGTTTTTGACCAACATTTTCAGATTCTTTACACAAGGTGATATTGATGTTGCAGGTGGTTATGTTAACAATTACTTACCTTATTTTCCTCAACCAGAAGTAAGAATGATGTTGTTGGGCTTTGCTGCTCGTGAAGCATTACATATTGCTGCTTATAGTCATTTGATTGAAACTCTTGGCCTGCCTGATACCACATACAACCAGTTTATGGAATATCAGGAGATGAAAGACAAGCATGATTATGTAATGAACATCTCAGGTCAAAATACTACAAAAGAAAATACAGCCACACACATTGCCGTGTTCTCAGCATTCACAGAAGGTATGCAACTGTTCAGCTCATTTGTGATGTTGTTGAATTTCCCACGTACAGGCAAGATGAAGGGTATGGGTCAGATTGTTACTTGGTCTATTGTTGATGAGACAATGCACGCTGAGAACATGATGAAACTATTTAAGACCTATATACAAGAAAATAATGAAATCTGGAATGATGACCTCAAATCTAGAATCTATGCCATTGCAGAACGAATGGTTGAACTGGAAGATAAATTTATTGATTTGGCATTTAGTAGTGGTGAGATGGAGGGTCTAACAGCTGATGAGTTGAAGAAGTATATTCGTTACATTGCTGACCGTAGATTGATTGGACTTGGCATGAAGGGCATTTTCAAAGTTAAACGCAACCCACTACCATGGGTTGAAGAAATGATTAATGCACCAACACACACCAATTTCTTTGAGAACAGGTCTACAGATTATGCCAAAGCTGCACACACAGGCACTTGGGATGAGGTGTGGGCTTAAATTTTAAAATAAACGAAAGAGTAAAAGAAATGAAAAAGATTTTATTTTCTTTATTATTGCTTGCAACACCATTAGCATTTGCTCAACATTGGCATCATGGCCACAATCATGGTCAATGGCGTTATGCTAATAATGGTTGGAATTGGGTTGTACCTGCAATTATTGGTGGTGTATTGGTTTATGAAGTATCTAAAAACCAACCACCACAACAACCAATTGTCATACAACAAACAATACCACCACAACAAAATTGCTCACCATGGACGGAAACACAGAATCCTGATGGTACAATAACAAGAACTAGAACATGTACACAATAAGGAATATATGAAAAGACTATTAGTATTACTGGCACTATTTACAAGTGCCGCATTTGCATGGGACCAAAGACCACCATTGCCAACTCAGGCTTGTGCAGTTCATAATCCATATGGCTTTGCACAATCAGCAAGACCTGCACAACCAATTTGCCGTGAGGCCTATTTTGTGGCCTATGATGCGCCAGTAAAGATTCCAGTTTATGTGACATACACATTGTCACCACCTAATGCATTGGGTTGTTTTCCACGTACTAATGCATTTGTTGCTGACCAATCATTAGGTGGCACAGGTGCTAGACCAGATGACTATGCAGGCACTGGTTACGACAAAGGACATGCCGCCCCCGATGGCGACCTATCATGGTCACAGATTGTAGAGTACGAATCTTTTTTAATGACAAACATGTATCCTCAACACGGCTCTTTAAATCGGGGAATATGGAAGTTGTTAGAGACATCCGTAAGAGGTTGGGCAGTCCAACTGAACCAACCTTTTACCATATACGTTGGCGCATTGTATGGAAATGGTGACGAGCGTATTGGTAACGGAGTAATTGTACCGCATGGTTATTACAAGATTGTTATTAACAACACCACTAAAGAAATTGCTGGTTGGAGATTTCCACACACTAAGCCGTATGTTAACTTAGGTAATGATTTGACCAAGTATCGTGCAATGATTAGTGCAATTCAAAGTGAGTCTGGTGTACAGTTTAAGTTTCCTTCTGCTGCAAAAGAGGTTACACCTGGTACTGAGTGGCCTGTTAACTATGGCGCATTAACACAAGCCAAGCGTGCTAAGTGTGGTGCCAACGTAACGGAGTAACAATGGCCTCATTACATCACACCTGCAATAACTGTGATTCTGAGTTTACAATTAAATATGATGTAGAAAAATGTGAAGATGATCCTCATTTCTGTCCGTTCTGTAGTGAATATATACTAGAGAGCAATACAGAAGATGAGGATGATTAATGTGGTTGTATAACGATATAGAATTTACAGAAGATATGATTGGTGGCCATTTTGGATTCATTTACGAAATTACCAACCTAACGAATGGTCGCAAGTATGTGGGGAAGAAATTCTTTACACGAGCTGGCACAAAACAAATCAAAGGTAAAAAGAAAAAGGTTCGCCTATCCTCTGGATGGGCGAACTATTGGTCTTCATCTGAAGAATTAAAGGCTGACGTTAAAAAACTAGGAGAGGAAAACTTTTCACGTAAGATATTGTACCTATGTAAAAGTAGGTCAGAATGTTCATATAGAGAAACTAAGGAGATTTTTATCAACGATGCACTACTAACCACGGAATATTA